GGTCTGAAATAGTAGTCATATCCATAAGGATAACGAGGCGGATACTGATATCCCGTCCTGTATCCATCGTATATAACGACTGGACTTATAGGCTCAGCATCTTTCATTAGAACTGATATTGTCAGTCCTGTAAAGATTCCTAATGCAAAGTATGCTAATGACTTATACATTAATGCGAATCAACCCAAGCTTTCTTTGAAATAGTTTCAGCATCTTTAATTACAACTTTTTCTGTAACCTCATCAACAGCTTCTACAGCTGGAGATACTTCATAAGATTCCATTACTGGAACTGTATGCTTACCAATATTTTCGCCAGATTCATTATATAAATCTACTTCTTCAGTTACACCTTCTACTACTTGTTTAGTTACAGTAGTAGTTTTCTCTACATACTTACCACCTTCTTTAACAATATCTGTGTTAGAAACATCAACTTCTTTAGTTGTTGTTTTCTGGCGCTCACCCGTTACTGCATCTTTTGCTGTAACAGCATGAACTTTTACCTGCGTCCTAGATACTTCAGCATTTTGACATCCATCAGATACCCATGATTCAAAATCTTCAAGTGATTTATCGTAAGCATCGGCTCCTTTATACATATTTCGTAGAATTTCTCTTTTATAGAAATCTTCTCTACCATCTACATACGCCTGTAAATCATCACCGCTTAAATCTTTTGGTGCAGTATGTGTTAACTTGCAGTCGTCACCATCAGCATTTACTGTAATTTCAATCCATTGATTTGAATCACTACCGTTAACTGACCTTGTATTATTTATTGTAATTGACATTTTTATTCTCCTAAAATAATTGTACTGCGAGAGCTTGCATATAAATAGTGCCGATTGTCGCGTTTCGTTCAATCCTAATTTGTGGAGCTGTACCACTTTGTTCAACATTGATATACGAGTGCCAATCCGTAGCATTTCCCGTTGGATGGTAAGTTAGGAATTGCCAAAATCCTTCACAGACAATACCAAAATAATTGCCTTGTGCGGCGGGTACTTGGTTTCCTCTCATAAATAAAGCCTTTGTGCCTTTTGGAATCATACCCTTACTTAGACTTTCTAAATTATAATCAGTATCACTTGCAACTGTGGCGTTATCAAAGATTCCAATAGCCTTTTCACATTTCACGACTTCACCTACAGGTCTGGTGTAGTTACCTTCACCTATTGATGAGCCGAATACGAGTATTGGTTGGGAGAGATATGCAGTCCCAGTTGCCCCAGTTGCTGCCATTAAATAAACATACATTTGGGTCATCGCAGCAGCGAAAGTATGTGTAAACTCCAACCATTCCCAACCGCCACCTCCAGTATGGTAACTGCTACGAACATGACCGTTAACGCTATCATAAAATCCCACTCTAACAAGACTCGCAGTACTTGTTTTAGCCCACATACCAATCGTACAAGTTCTCCCAGCATATCGTTGAATCCATGATTTGTCTTGACCACTATCAGGGATATTGTTGTAGACAATTTCACCCGTCGCTGCTCCTACCACTTTCAATGCATAAAAACTTCCATCGTGGGTAAGTGTACCACCATCGTTATGTTGTCTAATAACATCGGTTTGTGTACTCTTCAAGTAACCTTCCATCGCTAAATTATCAGCCCCTATACAGCCGGGAGTGACTTCGTAGAGAGTTACTGAATCATAAAAAACATGACCAGCACCACGAACATGCAAATATATAGCACAAGTTGTGCTAATGGCTTCAAAAACAAATGTATGTTGCGTACTAAAATCACTTGCGGGAGTAAAATCTAAAGAGTCATAAGCAAATGCATTCTCCATTGTAACTCTTCCAGAAGTAGTACCTGCATCAGAATATACTGAAAACTGGTATAGTTTTCCCACAACGACTGTAACATTCTGAGTGGCAGTTGCATTTCCACTACCAACTAAAACCTTCAACCCATTCCCAGTTTTCCCGTTTGAATCAGAGCTAATAGTTCCACCTGATGACCAGTCTGTAGTAGCAGAATCAAATCCACCATTATCAACTAAATTATTCGTCAGAGCAGAATTTGCTCCATCAAGAACAGGAGCTGCACCACCAGTTGCTTCTACCAGCGTACTATTACTCCAAACATCAAAGCCAGAGTTGGGGAGCAGGTTTTCTTTTAATGTACCGCCTTCTTCTACAATACCGCCTGTGGATGATATTCCCTTGCCTGTGCTATCTTGTAGTATCTTTAAACAAGTTGCTCCAACAGCAGAAGCATGGTCATTATGAATACTTACAAGTTCTCTTGCAGTGTTATCAGATGAATCGGAGTAAAATCTTGCAATCCTACCTGAAGTTAGAGCGTCACAATGTATATCAATCGCACCAATTGTTGTATTTTCTGAATCAATAAAAAAGGCTTCGTTATTAGCATCTTGGTCAATAAAAAGAGGTACTGCACCTGTAGCAGAAGCATGGTCATTTATAATTTCTACAAGATTTCTTCCAGTTGTGTCAGATGAGTTTGAATCTATTTTAAGGGCTCCACCGCTTGTTAAAGAATTAGCGTCTTGAATCCTCATAACAAATTCTGTAGTATTTGCTGGAGTATCAATGCGAAATACATGCTGAGATGTTGCTTCAGAGTCTATTATCAAAGAAATATCATTGTCATCTTGGTCAATAGATAATCGTGCATCATTAAGGACTAAATCATCTTCTGACGTATCCCAAGTCATATTGGAACTGGCTGTATTACCATAAAAGATTACATCGTGACCAGCATCATCTACACCAACAGTTAAAGCTCCAATAAGAGTAGCTCCAACTGTACTAGTATTAACTGTTAATACAGCTGTACCATCAGCCTTTGATACCTCAAATGCGTTTGCATCATCTGAAGCTGGTATTACTTCTATTTTACTTGTCGCTACTTTCATTCCAATAGCTGTACTTGAATCACCATCAGTAATAGCAACTAAAGTATTTCCGTTCAATCCGCCGTCAGGCAAAGATAATAATTGCTCATAACTTGATGCAATCGTTGAACCTGTTAAACTTGCCATTATATTTTCCTCATATTAAAATTTTTCATACTATATCTTCCCATTTTCGTAGTTCTCGTTCCCATACATCATTTAGGTTGGTAGAGTTCCACATATCCCTTGCAAGTCGTGCTACTTGTATTGCTATAGAATGAATTGTATTTGTTATAGATAACATTATACATTGCCTACATATGCTATTACTGCACCACTTGCCAATATAAAACTATCCCACCTGCCAAATATTGTCATACCCTGTGGGAACACTTGACTTCCAACAGCTGCTGTATTACTACTTGAAACATCAGAAGCTGCTGCTGAATCATCAGGCCATCTCCCTGTATCAGTAGCAACCAATCCATTAGTACCATTAAATACAGTATCTTCTAAAAATTGTATTGCGACAAATTTACCAATAGCTGCTGTAACCGCAGCTGTACCACTAACAAAACAAGAACCAGTTTGACCTAAATATTCCCTAACATATAATGCACCAGTTGGGTCTAATGCTAATGCTCCAACATCATTATCACCAAGAGCTCTAACAGTAGCATTATCATTACCCGGAGAGTCATATCTTCCACCAGTCAATACAGGATTACCAGCAGCAGCGGCATTTTCAGCTGCATCACCTACTACTTCAAGAGTATTGGTAGAAGCAGGTAAGCTTGTTACATCTACATCTCCAATGTCTACACCACTATTAGCTGCTAACTTACCGATAGCCGCACTACCAGCGGGCAATGAAGCGACCACATCAACTTGCATCTCAGTACCGCTAATAGCATTGTCTATAGTCTCTACAGCAGTTTTGATTGCTCCTGTATCTGCATCTATAGTAGTAAGTAAAGCTTCATTTGCAGCATGGTCTACGTTTGCTGCTGTCAAAAGAACTTCAATAGCTGCTAAATCAACTTCCATAGCTGCTAAATCAACTACCATCGCATCTAATACTGCGTTATCAGTAGCTGATAAATCAACAATTAAATTACCATTTGCATTAACCTGTAATGGCCCAGTATCTCCGTCTGTTATAGATTGGGGTGATGATTGGTATAATCCACCTACCAATGTGTGCTTAGATGTACTATCTGTCCAATCTGCATCATCTACATAGATTGAATCATCTGCTGAAGCTGAAGACACTTCTACAAACAAAGCTCCTGAAGCATTCATTTGAAATGGTACATAGTCTCCATCTGTTCCACCTAAAGCTGCTAATGTGTCATTTCGTACACCTAATACAAAATTACCTGTATCTGCACTTGTATGCGCCGCATCCTCTGCATATTCTGCACCAGCTACAATATCTACTTGCAGTCCGGTTTCTGCGGTATTTAAAACCTTGTTTAATATTTCGTGAGCTTGATATTTAATTCCGTTAGCCATAATTCTTTCCTAATTTTTATGTAAAGTCTGGCATAGAAACGCGCCTATCGCCACCAGTCTTGTCTCGTTTTTGCATTCCATGTTTCTTGACGGCCTCATTCCACTTACCATCATGCATGGCAGCAAGGTTCATACTCACACCAGAAATGTTGGCATCCATAGAAGAACCGGCTTTATCTTGATACAGCCTCGCCTTAACATAGTCTATAATACAGGTATGAAATACATTGTCAACATCCGGCGTGTCAGTAATGGCAGAAACTGCATTTGGCTCTGCTTGGTAATGAATTAAGATACCATTAGTTACTGCTTCATCTATCGGCTTGTATTGCCCGTACTTTGAATGAGTACTGGTACCATCATCACCCTTTAAGGTAACGATAGCTAGGTGATTACCTTTAATAAACCATGATATATAATCCTCAGGGTATTTATATGTGCTTGCCATTAGTCTATATCCATTGTTGGTATCTCGTTATTTACTAATCTAGGTATCTTTACATAAGTGCCACTTGAGTCCATAAAGTCTACCCTATATACTTTGTTTATCTCTACACCAGCGTTAGCATCACTCAATGTGTACCACTGCTGGTCTGCTACTGTCGTTGCCTTGGCGTACTCTATTTTCGTAGCGTATTTACCAAGTTCAACAATAGCTTCATTTACAAGATTCATAATATAATTCTCTGGGGCATTTGGAAAAGCCTGTCTGACCCTCGATATAATCTTTTTTACTGTTAAGCTATGGACAGCCATTAATCAGAATCCTTTCCTAATAATCCAATTTGTTGCCAAGTTCTGGTTTCATCTTCCCAATCATTAACTGTCATATCAGGCCAACTACCGGGTAACACCCAAGTCGTAGATGTATCCAATGTCACTAACGTGCATGACGGTGATGTATTCAACGCTACCAATGTAAAAGATGGAGAAGTTGGTAGTGTTACTAAAGTCTTTGCCATCTTATCCCTTAGCTAAAAGCTGTATTCCCTTATCGTAATCTACCTGCAGTTTTGCTTGTTGCTTCTCTTGCCAAGTATATTCTGTTGTTATAACAGATAATCTTGATTGCACTTCATTTGAATATCCTTGTGCAATACCAATTTTAGTTTGAATTTGTTGTAAATAAGCATTCGCAGTAGCTACATATCCCTGAGCCGCGCTCATATATCCATTGGCTGTTCCTAAAAATCCTTGAGCAACATTTCCATAACCATTAGCTGTTGCTATATATCCTTGTGCGGTATTCATATATCCAGATGCGGTTTGTGCATATTTGTCAGCGGTCTGGGCAAAACCAGCAGCTGTGCCACCAAAACCCTTCGCTACAGCTGCATAACCATTTGCTGTTGATAGATAACCTTGGGCAGTAGCACCAAAACCTTGAGCAGTATTTCCATACCCAGTGGCTGTCCCTATGTATCCTTGAGCAATTTGAACTTCTCCATTCACTTGATTAATACGAGCCGAAACTTCACTCATATAAGTTTGTGCTTCCGAAACAGAAGCCTGAGCTTCTGAAATAAATCCTTGACCAGCTTGTACATGAGATGATGCAAGCTCAACATCCTCAGCGGTGTTTGCTGTTACAGCACTATCAAATTGAGTATTGGCTAATGCTACAGCCGTATTCACTCTTCCAGCTGCAGTGGCTATTGCCGCGGTTGCCGTATCGACACTACTGCCAACAGAGGTCAATGCTGCATCTAACGTGCTATTAGTTAAGGCTATTTCTGCTGCCATTTTATCCACTTCAGCATTTGCTAAATCAACTTCTGCATTAGCGAGGGTTACTTCTGCTGCCATCTTATCCACTTCAGTATTAGATAGAGCCACCTCTGCAGTCGCCTTATCAGCTTCCGCATTTGATAGACCAACCTCTGTCGTAGCCTTGTCTGCCTCTGCATTTGCCAAAGCTACTTCAGCAGCCATTTTATCTACCTCTGCGTTTGCAAGCGTAACTTCAGCTGTAGCCTTATCGGCCTCAGCATTCGCTAATCCTATTTCAGTAGCAGCACTATCTGCTATTGTAAGTGTTTCATCTATCTCTGCATTAATAGCTGTTAAAGCTGTGGTTATATCTGAATTACCAGCTTTTGAGGCCATGGCGTTTTGTAAAGATTTTACAGATGCGTAGAGCGGAATGAGATATTCATATTCATCTGGGAAATTGCTAACAGCAGAATCCCCATAAGCTACCGCAGGATTATTAACCTCTAAATATTTACAAGAACCCGATGCCGGCAATGCATTAACCTTACCATTATAAATGTAGTATACCGGGTCAGTGGTTGTGGCTGCAATCATATCAGCAGAATCAGATGCCCGCCCTCTAAGGTTGGCTGGTATTTTTCTACATGGCTGTTCTATCGTACCATCGCTTCTTGTAACAGATAGCAAAGAACTAGATTCTAAAGTTTCTGCCTCGCTTCCGACAGCAGTACTCGTAAAAGTATCTTCAGTCGCACAAAACAATTTCAACTGCCTAGGCATTGCATTAATAACCTCAGATGCTCCATCTGTTAAAAATTGTGTTAATTCAGTTTGGGTGGGCGCACTACTACCATCTATAGATAGACTTGTAAGTCCCTCTACTTGTGCTTCAAACGTTGCCACGTATCTCGCCTCCTTTTGATTCTATGTCCTCACCCATAGTCGTTACCTGAAAATCAATCTGGTCTTTCCTGATAGCTGTAGCAAAACCCGCTTCTCTTATTATGATAGCAGGAGCATACAAAGGTTTACTAGCCCGCTTTCCGCAATTGCGACAATAGAACCAGCCCTCTGAATTATCTTTATTACAGTGCTGACAGGACATTAAGCCCCACCAACCACCATAGTTAGTATTCTGTCACCAGCAAGTTGGGTATGCGTAATAGATAAAACTTTATTGTTCGTTGAATCTAAAGTATCTATATGGTCTTTTATATCCCTTGCCATTGTTCCTACAGCACCAGTTTCAATACCGGGGTTACCGGGATGAATGAATACTTTTACTTTTACATTACCATATACAGCCATTTTTTCTCCAATTTTTTAAATTTTAGGATATTCGGGGGCTAACTTTTATTGAAAGCCCCCACAGAATCCAAATCTGTTTACCCTTATTTATTCGGGTTATGAAGTAGTAACAGCGTCATCAATACTAGATAGACACTCTCCAACCCACTCGTCTCCAGCAGCCATTAAATCAATATAATCGCCCTTTTGAGCACTCGTTCCAATTATAAGATTGGAAACTTGAGTACCCGCTGTTGAGTTGGAAGCATTGCCTCCAGCATCTTTCATTACCAAGCTAACAATAGCGCTACCAGCTGCTATTGTAATAGCATTAGATGGAGTTTCTTCTTCTACTATAAATTTATAGTACACTCCATCTTCTAACGCGGTTGGAAGAGTTACTGCTACAGTACCACCAGTAGCACTAAGCATATAGACTTTTCCACTATCGTCATTAGTTAAGGTTATAGCTGCATCAACACTTACAACCTTTTTCTTGGTTCCAGCAGTTGCACCACTATTCTGTTCTAAGAAAGCACTTCTCATTATTCATACCTCCTATTAATTCGACTCAAAGTTAAATAGAGCATGAGCTTCAGGAAGAGAAACTTCAAGACCTGCTTCGGTAAGAACCATGTCTTTACGTAAATCTTCATCTGCTGACTGTACATTCGTTTGAATGTGCGTGTCTCTATTTACTCCATTGCCGACTAATGGACGGTAAGCTACGTTATCAAGGTCAACTAAACACATATATGGCGATGCATGGCCTCTAAATAGAGGTTCTTTTACTAGCGTCAAATCACCATGAATAGTTTCAACCTTCATTACTTTATGCCCATAAGAACCATTCGCTTGCGACATCATAGGATTCGAAGCAGAATAAGCACTTGACATAAAAGTAGATGAACCGTTCATCTTGTTAAAGAATGAAATAACAGGAAGTGAACAAAGCGCAAGCTTTGATGAACTACCACCGCGAGCTGGGTCAAAAATCACTTCAAGGTCTCTTAAGATAACATCGTAAGTTGTTTCAGCATCTGTACGAGTTGTAAAATAACCTTTATCTTCAGTGTATGATACCTGAGTTGTCGCTCCGGTAATCTGAGATTGTGAGTTTTTGATGATGTGACCAACAATACCGTCGGTATAGTTGATACCACTTTGACTTGCAGAGTTTCCAAAAAGCATTGCTCTTTCGATGTCCACTTTATGTTCGCGAAGTTTCAAATTCCAAATTCTGTCCCACTCACTAGCATAGCCGCGGTAAACCGTAGCTCTTGCAGTATTAGTAAGTTCACAGGCTGTCTTAAAAATTTGACAATACCCATTACCATTTTCTAATTCACGAGACCAAGAATCTGGGGAACCCGAACCTTCTTCAAATGCACTTCCAATGACTGTACACTTTTCACCATCAACAACAGCAGTAGTACTGCCAGTTGCTGCGGAAATTGTACGACCAGTAAAGGTAGTTTCTGTGCTTCCAGCGACTGGAGCAGACTCAACCCGAACAATAGCTGTCTCGGGTTCGTTTGTGCTCGCATTTTTTTCGCCGACTGCAAATACCATACCTTTAATAATCCAATCAGGAGCTGCACCTGCACCGTCATCAACGGTGTAGGCTAGTGTGCTGCCTGCGGCTGGAACAGTATGAGATGCATCAAGTGCAAACGTTCTGTCCGCCATTTGGATTTTATTACGGTCTTTTAACCATCGGAACTGCGGGTCGTCCGTTGCAACTTTAGCAACCTTAGATAGGTACACGAAAAATGGAGATTCATCAGGAGCTAAATCAGCGATTCTATCACTGAAATTATATAGCCGCCTTGATGGTATCACACTATCAATTACCGCACCGGGGTCACCAAACTTTAACGGGCCGGGATTATTATATGTTGCCATATTATATATCCTTCCTCAGTTTATTGTTTAAAGTACGCTATTACGACTGCCAGCATTTACAATATTATCCCACATCTTATTTTCTTCAGATTTGGGAGAAGTTGGAGAACCTCCTTGGAGGACTCCAGCTGTACGTGGCTGGTTTTGAGCAGCTTTCACTGCTTGTGCCGTCTCGGGGGCGTTACCTTTTTTATTAACGTCCCTATATAGCTTTACCAGATTCGATAAGCCAACCTGCTCTTTAGGCTGCGTAACAAAACCCATAAACTCTTGAATATCATTATCCGAAAACTTATATGTGTTACGTAACTCATTTACAGTATTGTTGTACGTTATCTCCTCTGTCATTTGTCGTTTCTGCTCACCTAACGCATTGTTCACCACATTATTCATCATTTGAACATCTTGGTTCATTCTGAATTTAAATGAGGGTGATTCTGCATTATAGTAAGCATCCCAAGGGTTAAAATCCTCAGCAGGTAAACCTTGCTGAGCTTCTTGCTGCGGCTGTTGCTGTTGCTGTGGTTGTCCATTTATGTTTTTCTGTAAGACGTCAACGAGGTCAGGTCTTGATTCTAACAAATCCCCCAGAGGTTCAAGCCTTTTAAGCTTTTCATTCTCTGCTTGGGTTCTGTCATACATTGACTGGAATTTGCGGGCTTCGATTTCCCACTCATTCTCTGGAATAATTTCCTGTTGTACCTCTACTTCTGGAGCTGAAAAATCAACCGTCTCTTGCGATTCGGGAGATTCTGCATATTGTCCATCAGTTTCTGCTCTTACGTCTCCAACTATATCTGGGCCACTATCAACTAAACCGTCAGCTACGGGTTGGGCCTCTGTCTGTGCATTGTCCATTTGGTCTCCTTTAGATGTCTCTAAGCTTCTGGAGCTGAACTAGCATCTGCTCTAACATTTGCTAATTTCTCCGCTTCGAGCTTCACCTTTGTTTGTAGATTATTTAACTGAACTCTTCTATCAGCTTTGGCGTCTGAAGCAATATCTGTAAGTCGAGATTTAAACTTTTCAACCTCAACTCTTTTCCTGTCGCTAACAGACTCCCTTTGGGCAGTCTGGAGGTCTCCCTCCAAATTCTTTATTTGCTCACTCATAGCCTGAACCTGCTGCATGAGTTGGTTCTTCTCATCGGTTCGGCGTAGAATAGCTTCTTTATCAAATATTTCTGGATTCTTCTTCAACACTTCTATTTTATCTACAATACCCATCTGGTAAGCCTCCATGTAAACACCAAGCTCTGCCCACTTATTAGTTGGCAATGTAGAACCCGGTTCAATACGTATATCGTGTTGTCCTAAATTATGTCGTTCTTTTTTAATATCTAAGATGGCGCCTGTTTTGTCATCATAATGATTGACCATAGCTTCGGTCATATCATTATTAGCACTGTTTAAACGGAACATCTTTTTATAAGTATAATGACCTTTAGCTAAATTATATAAAACCTGTCCAAGCCTATTGATACTAAATTCAATATCTCTTAGTTTAGATTTGGGTCTTTCAGTACCCAAAGCAATCATTCTTTCAGTACCCTTAACTGTCTCCGGTGCCTTCTCGGCAAAGCCGTGCATCATCTCTGGTAAGCCAAAAGTAAAGTCAATATAAAACTCACATTGCTGAATTAGCTTATAAAACTCTCCAGCTAACGGCTGAGGAGCTGGGAAATGTGGTTCTCCCTGTGTAGAGTCTACTTCTATGACTGCATTGGGGTTAGCCCAATCTCTTTCTAACTGTCCTAAATCTTCCACACTTCCTAAAGGTACCAATAGTTTTAATCCACCTGAGGCTTGAGCGTGGGAAAGAGCCAACGACCACAGCTTATTTAGTAATCGCTGCATTGGTCTGGCGCGAGACACATCTGATTTTGGATAAGGGGTCTCTGTAAAAATGTTTGGAATCGGAATAACTGGATAATGGTCGGTATTCAATATTGTTTCATATAGAACGACCTGAGCAATGGTCGCACACACTTTAACGCGCGTTTGCTTAACTGGTATCACTTGATACTGGCTGGCCTCTATCTGCTCTCTGTTATTCTCTATAAATTCTTGATATTCCTCACTACTAAAGATAACTTCCTCACCCGTCTGCATATCAATAACACGGTAAAAATCAACCTTAACTTTATAGAATCTCTCTAAGATTTGATATTTCTGTCTTTCAAAATAATCTAAATCCTTCGCTTCTGCTGGAGTGAAGATTTTCTTTCCATTATTGTTCATTGCCTCAGGATAATCTTCTTCTAAATAGGTCTCAAGGTCTTGTATGATACCCGTTTCTTTTTCGCCTGTTTCTGGATTTTCCTGTTCGCCTAATTCTGGGTAGAGGCTGACGACCTGTTCACCGGTGAGGATTGTAGAGAGGATAACACCTTCGGCGTCATCGAACCACCTATTTCGAGTATTCGGAGAGACATATACCCTGAACGGGTTTACGTAAGTGAACTTGACATCGCCTCTACCAAAGTCTGATTCCGGGTCTATATAGG